GACTAAAGTTAGATATTGTATCTTGAATCCCTTCCCCAAACTCATAACCAGAATCCCAAGCATTACTATATTCAATTCTACGGTCTATTGTAGGAGCGTGTCTATCTAAGGTAATCGCATTATCATTCTTACCCCAAGCTAATACACTATCTTGTAATGAAGATAATCCAGCTGTCCAGTTAGTTCCAAAGATAGCATCTATAATCTTTGTTACAACCTTACCAAGTGACAAGAACCAAGAAATGATATTTCCTATTAGATTGGCTACTGCATCACCAAAGCTATTGAATCCTCCATTTGCTGCATTTAATACCCATTCAATTATTCCTATAAAGGGTTCTACAAATAATGTCCAAAGGAATTGGATTATCGCATTTATAACCCCTATTACAAGATTTATCATAAAAGCTCCAGCCACTGCTAATGCTCCAGTTATAATTCCAAGAGCACTAAGACTTGAGCCAGTTACATGATTTATAGCTGCCACTACTGCAAATATAGCTGCAATAATTGCAATTATGATTATTAAAATCCAAGTAATTGGAGATGCCATCAATGCCGCATTAAATCCATATTGGGCTGCTGTGGCCGCAAATGTAGCTCCCGTCTGCATCATTAAAGCTGCTGCATAAGTTGTTTCTCTAAAAGTAGCTAATGCTTTAAGTCCATTTGAAATAGCCTGAACTGCATTATAGGCTGTTAATACTCCTACATATAATCCAAGAGCTGTAACTACTCCTAATATAATTGGCTCTAAAATTGACCAATGCTCTGTCATAAAAGAACTTAAAGCTGTTATAAGGTCAAATAAGTTTAGGAGAATACCAGCAACTACTACTAACCCATTTGTAATATTTCCAATGAAAACTTGAAAGTCTTCACTATTGGCAAGTTCTGATAATCTATCAAATATTGGTTGAAAAGCCATCATCGCACTATTCTGAATAGAAGTCATTACCTGCCCAAATGTCATTGGCATACTTTCAAACTGTTTATTAATTTCATCTGTTGCACCAAGCATTGCATTCTTTACAATATCAGCAGTTATTTCACCATCTGATGCCATTTCTCTAATTTCACCAATGGGAACATTCAAGTAATCAGCTATGGTCTGAATGATGTTAGGTGCAGATTCAAATACAGCATTAAGTTCTTCTCCTCTCAATACCCCTGAACCTAATGCTTGAGTTAATTGCAATGAAGCTGAAGCCATTTCTTGTTGACTTGCCCCTGCAATTATAAACTGTTTATTCAAGTTTTCAGCAAATGCGATTGTTTCCATATTTGAACTAAAAGCATCTCCCGCTCTTTGTCCAAGTTTTGCTACAATATCAGCAGTGTCCGCATATGAACCTCTTGACCTTTCTGCTGATAAATATATTTGATTCTGTAAATCCTGAGTACTTTGAAGTCCATCATTCATCAAATTCAACCTTGCAGTTGTTTGAGTCATCTCATCTACTACATTAGTTACTTTTGAAATTCCTTGCATAACTGACTTAAATGTGTATATAGCGGAGGCCGCAGTAACTAATGGGTTTTTCCATCTGGATATAGATTCTTCTACTCTCCTTGAGGTAGTAGGTATTTCATCCATTCCTCTATTAAAATCATCTAAGGCGTCTGAGGCCGCTTGTACATTTCTTTTAACTCCATCAAAAGCTTTATTACTTACTCCATCCATTCCTGCCATAACATCTACAATCGATTGCATAGATTTAATTATACTTCTTAAAACTGGAGTCATTTTATCTTGTAATAGAATAGTATTCTTAACTGTTGCCATTAGTGCCTGCGACCTCCTTTCCTCTTAATTTTAGCAGTTTCTTTCTTTTCTTGTTCCAACCTTTCATCTATCATGGCTATCACCATTGCTTTTTCCTTGAAAGGGAGGTTTGCGAAACGGGATGGTTCCCAATGAAATTTATTCAAAGCGTAATATGCATACCACGTTTCGCCATCACCCTCCCTTAGGAGTTTTTTGCTTCTTCTACCGTATCCTCAATATCTTTATCAAATCCAGACAATGCTGTAATTTGCTGAGCAAGCTCATTGATTTCTCCAGCTAATAAACTTTTGTATAAGAATTGTTCAGGAGTTGCACACCCCGCTTTCTTAATACTTTCCGCATCCCTAAAGTTAGGGTTTAGTGTATGGTTCAAAACAACAAGTTCGTTGAAAGTTTTACTATCAAATTCTACTTTCTTATGTCTACTAATTTTAGTAGATAACTTTTGGTATTCTGAGAATTCTGGGCCAGTCATTCCCTTAATTTTGAAAGGGAACTTTGCAAGCCTTGAAGAAACTATTACCTCATCTGTTAAGTTATCTACTGGGTTATCTATTAAGAACTGCATTAAGTTACTCATTTAATTTCCTCCTCTTTATACTACTGGGTTTCCGAAGCTATCAAGGATATCGAAATCATCGAAAGTGAAATCAATATCTTCATCTAATGTATCTGAATCCGTATCTAATTTAGCCAATATTACACTATCAACATTGCAGTTGTACAGCACGACCGTCTGCTTTCCAATAGTAGAGGTCGGGTCATCATTAACTATTGTAATATTGAAGTAAGTGTCCTTCCCAGTCTTTGCATATTTCAAAGCCATTTCTCGAAATATAGATGTTACATAGTAAATGGTCATTGAGCCTGCTCCAGACCAACCAGTTCCCTTATGCTGTGTTCCTCTTTTTCCAAGAGTTTTTACTTCAGCTTTGGTCTTTTCAAAAGTAGCTTCTATGGTTTTGACATAAAACATATCTTGAACATTTCCATCAATGACAGATGTTGCTTTACCTTCTTGACCACTTATGGTATCGCCTGCGCGTAAGAACATAATATTTTCCTCCTCTCATTATCCGACCATTACAGTCATGTATAATTTTTCCATTGAATCTACTGGCTGAATTGCTAAGTCTGCAACTACAGCATCAATAGCTTCTCCAGCATATATCTGAATATCTGTAGTACTATCAAAGTTTTTAATTGCTGAAATACTCTGAAGCATATTTAGGTAGGCAATAACATCAGCTTTGAAAATGTTTCTTCCATCATCATTGTTATCTACTTTACCAATATAACTTCTCTCAAACAGTAATGCTATGGAGTTATTGATTTCATCAAGTGTTCTAATAACACGGTTCTTACTGAAAACATATCCTTTATCAGGAGTAAATGTATGCAATGTATTGATATCCTGCTCAATAACAATTACACCATCCTGTCTTGTTGAAAGAACCATCTTACCAGCTTTTAAAGCTTCCTCAATTTCTTCATCTCCATAGGGGGTTACACCTTCAGGATATACAATTGAAACCGCTCCATTAATTGCATGATAGGTATTTGAAGTATTTACATCTGAACCAGCTGTTAATCCTGCTACATAAGCTACAAAGGTAGTAGGACTAACTGTTTCAGTCACTGTTTTATAACCCTGGTTTACAGTTATAATTCCTTCGTAATCCGCATCTGCGTCATACAAAACAGCTTGTACTTTCTTACCAAGATTTTCCCTCATATTAGTAATAAATGTAATGATATTAGGATTTACAGCTGGAACATCTTGAGGAATGCCCATTGTATTCCATTTGTACGCCTTTATTACATTCAGATAGGTAGCATAGGTCGCCTCATTAACCGTTCCATTTTCTCCACCAGTTAATGTAACTCCAGCATTTGCTACAAGATTACCTGTTCCACTAAATACTACATAATCATTAGGAACCAACTCCTCTGCCTTTGTAACTGTTTGCCTATTTCTTTCAATACCTCTAAATAAAGTAATAACATCAAATTTATCTCCATTAGCTACAACACTTACTGCAATCTCATTACCTACAATACCTGCATACTTGGCAGTAGCCGTAAGAGGTTCCAAAGTTGCAGTTGCTTTTGTTCCCCCAGTATCAAGACGATAAATTATTGCTTTATAAGCATTCTTCAACGCCTCTCTAAAGATTTGACTCTGTTCCTCAAAAGCAGTATATCCAATTTTAGGTAAGCTCTTACCATCAATTAGGTCAGTACTTAGTAGCTCTGTTACTTCAGCTCCCCAGCTCATAGCTACAGGCATTGTAACTACTCCACGGGTACCAAGACTGGATAATGGTTTGGCTACGCCTTTGAAATTGATATAAGCTCCGGGTCTTATCTTG